TACGACCACGACTAATTAATTTATTTACTCTAGCCATAGACCATTGAGCCATACCGATACGAGGTCTACTACCACTACTTAAAAATGCACCCTGTCCTCTACGATACGATGCTTTTAAATCTGCAAAATTAAATAACTTAGATTTCTTTGCTTTAGCTTTTAATGTTTTAACAGTGCTCGCAGATAATGCTTTTCTAAATTTTCTAGCCATTATATTTTAGTCCTTCTTCTTAATAAACTCATTGGTATTCTGCCACCACTTTTATATATTGATGACATTTTTTTTAACAACGATGCTCTTGAACTTCTTTTTGAACCAGATAAACCAGCTAAATACTTGGAGGGTATTTTAGTTTTTTTATCCTTTTTAACTTTCTTCTTCTTCGGCATTAGGAGTTTGTCCTTCTATTTCTGTAGTTTGAAACTGACCTCTAACTGTTCTTGTTGAATCAATCTCATCATTAATAGTTTTGATAGTTTCGTTATCATCAATGACAGCTTCAGCGATTTGTTTATCAAGTTCTTTGTTAAATGTTTCTGATTTTATGCCACTAGCTTTAGCCATTTGTAAGTATTGTAAATCATTTGCCCAATCTCTAATGTCAAAAGTATCTGGATAATCAACTGTTCCGTCCCATTGTTTATCTTGCCATGTTGCAAATAAACTCCAAATCTGTTCCTCTGCGTTTTCTAAATAATCTGCTTTCTCACTGAGCCTTGCGTTTAAAAGCTGAAACTCTGTTTGCAATGCTATACCACTTGCAATCTGTTGACCTGTTGCTCTTACAGTTCATAATACCGTCAAGGTTTTGCCCACTAGGTTGAATAATGTAAGGTTTTAAATCTGATTGTAAATCTTCTGGTATTTCTATGATTGAACCAGCACCAGCACTTGCTTCAACATTTGGAGTCTTTACTAAGCTAGGGTGGTTGGCTAATCTAATTAATTGTTCTTTCTCTGAGTAATCATTGTAAATAGACTGTTGTAAATATGCAACATCTGCTAAATCACTTATGCCTATCGGTCTTTTGTTTCCTCTAAGATTGTAAACATTAACTGCTGGAATCATACCAATAGGATTTGGTATTTCTTCAATAGTTGTGACATCACTATCAGAATATTCTTTCTCGTAATCTTGAACACTGTAAGTACCAATCATTTCTTCTGTAAAAACTTTAAGTATTGCTCTTTCGCTATTAATATCCTCAACAACAACTAATAAATCTAAATAAAATCTACCACTTGCAGCTCTTTTGTAATTCCAATTAACAATATTTTCTGGAGTGTAAATTGACATGTACGGTCTAATATCTTGCGATAATTCTTCGGCTCTTGTTTTTGCATTGGTTTGTGGTTTGTCAATAATAACCCAACAATTACCGTAGATACTTGCATTCATTTGAACCTCACGCATAACAGTATCAAATGACCTACCGTCTAAATCTGCATCAGCGATAAATGATTCTAATTGTGGGTCTCCGTCAAGTGAACCATAATCTCTAGTTGGTGGTACTCGCCATAAAAAACTTGTATAAATTTGCACTACATTTTTACAATGATTGTCAATAGGTGTATGTCTAACTCTTTGATCGTATTCTTCTGGACTTTCTAAAATATATCTGTGTAAGTAATACCCATTACTATAATCTCGGCCACCTAAATAACTACGAATATAGAATTCCCAATTATCTACATTCTTATGCCAAAGATCATGTTTGTTTTTTAAAAATTTTCTGTCCATTAACTCCACCTACTTGGAGGGCTCGGTTTAAATTCCCTTTTAAGTGGGTAATTATATTCTACCATATATCCTAATGCATCGTTAAAATGATCGTAACCACTATCTTTATCAGGTATATGCGTTCCCTCTTTGTATATCTGTCTTTCTATGCTTTTAATTACATTTTTGCAAGATTTTAAAATATACATACTGTTGAATCCTTTTGCGTTTTTTAATTTTGCATTAACTGAATTTATTCTATCTCTAACTAATGGTGCTGTGCTTCTTGTCTTTACTTCAAACCCAGCATTTTTTAAAATTGCTAAATCAGTTAGACCACCAGCAGATGTTTTGCGTTGTCTTGCGCTTGGGTCTGGATAAATAATAGATTTATTTTTGTATCTGCTTTTTATTTCTTCAACCATTTCATTTGTATTTGATGACCATATTTGTATCTCATCTATAACATAGATAATATCATTTTCTATTATAGAAACAACAGCACACATTGGGTCTACATTGAAATCTAATCCAATATGTAAAGTTTTATATGTGTTTTCATAATGCTCAATAATATTTTTATTTCTATCAAAATTATAATAAATCATACCAGCATAATTTACAAACGATGCCATATATTCTTGCTGAAAAGTTCTTTCGTCTAAATCATCTTGTGCTTGCTCTATTTCTTCTTGAGGAACTTGTAATCCCTCTAATGTTGTAAACTTAAAACTCTGCCATTCCTTATCAGATTGCCCTTTGACATACATATCATAACCCCAATTACCAAATCCTCTAGGAGTGCCACAAAATAAAGCATGCCCCTGTGTATCACTAAGAGTAGGTCTCAATACCTCATACCAAGCAGTAGGACTTATATCTGCGAACTCGTCCATGACCAAGAAATCTAAACCTATACCACGCAAACTGTTTTCATTATCAGCACCACGAAGCGATATCCTTGAATTATTACGCAATGTTACAGTCAAATCGCTGTTATTTACCTCTGATAACCAATTATGCTTACGCAATCTTTGTACTAATTCTTGCCAACATATAGCTTTTGCTTGTCTATAAGTAGGTGCTACATACCAAACTTTTCTGTTAGGAAACCTTGCAAATCTAGCAAGTTCATTGATTGCTAGGAAAGTTTTGCCAAATCTTCTGCCTGTAATTAATATTCTAAAGCGAGAGGGATTATTTATTACCTCTGCTTGAGGTTCAGTAAGTGGCATTAAACAAGGTCAGTATTCCATGGCAATGGTTCTGATTCTTCAGATGTTTCAACCTTATCTTTCATACCTAGATAATTTTTAGAAAGCCATATTAACATGGTTGTATTTCCTCTCATGGCTTTATCAAACATTGCTCTTCGTAATGACCTTTTGCCCATATCCCATCCCTTTTTTATAGGGGGGTCAAAATTACGCTTTAATGTGCTTATTGATACTCCACAAAAGTTCGCAATCTCTTCACGAGTACACTGCATTGCTGCTAGTTTTTCTATATCTTCTAGGGTATATGGCAGTTCCTTCTTAGGTCTGCCTACTTTTTTTTTCTCTGTCATTTTATCCTCTTTCCCCTGAGTTATGGGTATTTTGACTTTTTACATGACTTTTAAATATATTTCAGCAACTTTTTTTCCTTCAAAATATTGGAGTTCTTTATATCCATTTTGGATTATTGATTCATATTGTTCATTTTTTTGCAATAAATTAACTAAATCCTCACTATCATTTACAAATAAACAATTAATATTTGCTTTCATTGTATCATCAGAATTAATATTCCATTTTTTATTTAATACTACAATACAACCACTATCCCATGCTTCAAGAAATGTATATTGAGAACCACCACCATCTTTTTTAATTGCTGACATATCAATCATATATTTATGAGGATTTAATATGTTATATATATTTCCTGGGTGATTACTAAATTTTCCAAAATAATTTTTATCCCAATGTTCGTCTATTTTTTTTAATTTGAAGTAAGTATATAATCTATTTTCAGCACCATAAATTTTTATTTTGTGTGATAATTTTAAGTTTGCCTCAACGATTATTTCTGTATGTTTATCAAAATCAAGCCTACTCGTAGCTACAGCTAAATCATTTTTTTTGTGTTTAGTTTTATTATACCGTATGTAAGGATGCTGTATAAAATTTGAATCAATACCTAATTCATTAAGGTTATCACAGTTTATTTTCCTAATTGTAATGGGTTTAATATTATTTTTTTTTATAGTTTCAATTAATTCAAGTTTCATTTCAGTAGGATCATGAACTATTAAATTGGCATTATTTTTCAATAATTCGTCAGTTATTTGTAAATAATTTTTATCTTGAGCTGTGATAATTGTTTGAAAATTTTTTGAAATATTTATTGCTGTTTTAATATCTACATTTTGATAATTTACATCATCATTAAAATGCCTTTGTTTTGATTCAGTTTTGTTTCCAATTTTAAATAAAAAAACAGGTATATTAAGTTTTTGAAAAGATTTTAAAAGATGTGAGGTAAAAGTAACCCAACCACCATACTTAGGTTTTGCTAAATAAAATAAAGCTATTTTCTCCACAAAATAACTTCTTTGTATCTATATTTTAAAACTTTCACAAAATTATATTCACTATATTTACTGTTCATTAAATCTAAAGGGGCAAACGAATATTTATTATCTATACTTCTTTCAGTTCCATTTTTATTTTTATTTCTAAAATGTTTATAGGCACTTGTTATAAGCATATATTTTGCATTACTTTTAGTTATTTTTGATAAAAAATTATCTATTTGATCATTTGACCAATGTTGCAAAACATCTTTCAGAAGTATTAAATCAACATTCGTGTATGGCTTTAATTGATTATAATCTGAAATATCTCCACATACAAAATCAATATTTTCTGACATAAATTTATTATTTGCATCAATAACTGAAGGCACAATATCAATACCTCTATACTTAATATTATCAAAATTAATATATTGGCTAAATTGCCAGTCACCACAACCGATATCTAACACTGTTTGAATTTTATTTTTTAAAAAAAATTCTTGTAAAAATTGTATATATTTTTTGTTGTATTGGAACGAACTACCTGCACCTGAACCTTTTCCCCATATATTTTTTTCATAAATATTAATAAATTTATTTTCCATATTTTACTCTTTCTAATTCTTCACTAGCACTACCACATTCAGTCATTTTTTCTCTAAAATAAGCCACTATTGAGATTCTTTCAGCATTCCCGATAGGTTTAATTTCTGTATTACCATGCAGTTCATGAACATCAAAAAATGCAATATCGCAACTACGAACATCAACACCAACACCATATTTTGGGATTATAGTATATGCACCTTTATAATCACCAGCTTGTAAAACACCTAAATTGCCAAAACCCTGTTTTAAATCGCCAGCATCATAATGACAGGCAGTTCTAAAATTTTTATTTACTGTTATTGTAGTAAATGGGGTTTGAGGTATTTTAAAATCTTCATGAGTATTATCCCATGCTTTTTTTTGTGCTTCATATCTTTCTGGAATGTATCTTTTAAATAAATCTCCGATAAATTTTACATAGGGCAAAGTTTTTTTATATTCCTCAAAATATTTTCGTGTAAATTCAGTAGTCCGACAATAAGGTATCCTTGAATATCTATCAGCATATCCTACAATAGAACTGTATACTGCTTTTGCTTTTGGACTGTTTGATAGTGTACCGTCTTTTCTAAGTGGCCAAAAACGATTACCTCTAACTTTTCCTACTGTAAGACCGTCAATCTTATCGCCTGTTTTAAGTTCTGGTGGTAATGGACCAGCTGCTTGACCACGATTGTTTGATACTGCTGTTGCTTTTCTAAATACTTTATATGCTTCAAGAGCAATGTTTTGAGGTATTACATTTTTTAAAAAAACTAATAATGTCTCGCCTTTTTCATTTTTAACTATGGTATCAGAATTTATTACAGGATATTTCAGATAAGATTCATCTAAAAAATTTCCGTGTAATTCCTTGATTTCTTGATCATTTAGTACAGGATTAGCCTCTATTATTTTCATTTTCAATCGCTTTATAAACAGTATCAGTCAAATTATTTGTATTATATCTTTCCTGTAATTTTATTATCATTTCTTTAAATTTTGGTTCTGAATCTGAATTTAAAAATAATTGAACCATACGAACCTGCGAAGGAATAAAATCTTCAATATTTTCTGTATCAGTTTCCATACCTGATTGTTCTGGAGATACAAATAACGGATCGTCTTGATTGAATATTCTATTTAACTCAGCATTTTCAAATCCTAAACTTTCAATATCAAATTCATGTTTTTGTAATTCTAACAACTCAAGATTTAACAACTCATTATCCCATGTTGATTCTTCAGAAACTCTATTATCGGCGATTCTGTATGCTTTTACTTGATTTTTTGATAATTTATCAGCTATTATTACAGGTACTTCTGTCATACCTAATTTTTTTGCAGCCAAATATCTTGTGTGACCAACAATAATTACTTTTTCATTATCTACTACTATTGGTTGTTGAAATCCAAACTCTTTTATAGAGCCAGCAACTTTATCTACATGTTGATTTTTTCTTGGGTTTCTTGAGTAGGGTATTATTTTTTCTAATTCTATATTTTGCATAACTTACCTATATTCATTTGCCATTTCAAGATCTTCAATAGCTTGTTGTTTTGTTATTTTACCTAGTTTTATACCTCTATCAATAACATCTTTGTGTTTTAATGCCCAGTCTTTAAC